CGATGATAATTGATTTATAGAGATATCATTTATTGTTATTCCTGGAATCAAAGGTATAATTATTTTTTCGTTGTCGTCTATGTCTAATTTTTTTTCTGTTGTTACAGTTATTATATCTGCTTCATATATGCTCTCGTCACTCGCTGCAAATGTAACTGCATAAAAATCTTCGGCGCCGGCTGTCCACTTGGTATCAATTCCTTTAATTGGTCTAAGGTCTGCTAAAACGTCTACAAAAATATCATAATTTCCTTCATACCCATTCATTGTATATTCTATTTTAACATTACCTGCTAATAAGTATAACCATTGTATTTCCTGTCTTTCTCCAGAATTTAAATATCCTGTTACTGTGTTTGCTGTTCCATGTATAAAAGAAACAGTGAAATCTCTAGCATGTTTTTTTGATAGTTTCATAATAAATTTAAGTTAAAAATCCAAGATATTTATTCTTAAGTGTTTATCAATAGAATGTGATGAGAATTATTGTCAAGATTTTTAAACTTGACTGATTTTCCTTTTGGTAGAATTACTATATTTTTAGTGCTTAATGGCTTGTCTGAATTTGTAAATTCTAAATTTTTGACCAGAGGCAGAATATACGAAATTGATGTATCCGAAGAGATAATATTTGTATCTTTTAAATTTTTTACTGAGCAACAACATTTTGAAGAAAATATTAATAAGCAAGCACACCCAGTAATACCAGCGGTTATCTTAATAAATCCTTCCGAAAACGCTCTAAGATCGTTTAATTTATTATTAGTTACAAAACTTGTTAAATTTTTAGATTTTGCACTTTCTATAAACAACTCACCTTCTAAAATATAAATCCAGGATAATTCTCCTTCGTCTATATCATCGATATTTAAAGCATTAATTTCTAATGATTCTTGTGAAAATAAACATATACGCTCTACTCGAATATTATCAATCTGATTTCTTTTGCGTATCATCGATATTGTCAATAACAATTTCTTCTAGAATTTCATCTACTATAGATGCATATTCTACTCTATGTTCTACTATTTGATCTGCTGTTTGTAACAACGTATCAACGTCAAATACTAACTCTTTTCCTATGTATTCTTGGTATTTTTTTGCCAAATCTGGATTATTTTTAAATTGTTCGTCTTTATCTTGTTTTTGTGTAACAGATATACCTGCTCTTGCAATATGTTCTATCACTTTTGCTGGATCTTGAGTATCAAACATAGTTGGCTGAAATGCGGCAATAGGATATTCATCAATAGATTTTTGAGAATTTTCTGACGCAAATACTACAATTAAAGAATTACTTTCTTCTTCATATTTTAAAATTTTCATTTTGATTAATGACATGCTTTCTCCTTAACCTACATTTCCAAGTCTTGAGCCGGTAGCAGGGAAAGTAGCAAACGGATTCCCTACTATGTATGCTCCTGCGCCGCCAGCACCACCACCAGCTGAAAAGTTGTTGGACGAAAGTGTATTTTGTCCGCCACCGCCGTTAGCACCGGCTCCACCGCCAGCACCTCCGCCACCGCCGGTGGCTGTACCGCCAGCACCTGTGGTTGATCCTCCGCCTCCGCCACCGCCATTCGTAGGAACGGAGCCTGCGCCGCCTGGGCTTCCTCCAGAAACGTTGAACGGGCCAAAGGCGCCGCCGCCTGCACCCCCGTTAGATATTCCTCGGCCGCCGCCGCCGCCACCACCACCAGAACATCCGCCATTGGTGAAAGATGGAAAGGTATATGAACCGTCGCCTCCAAAGAACGAAGAGTTTACTCTAGCGCCTCCGCCTCCGCCGCCTCCTCCTCCTCCGCCCCACAGGTTTCCATTATTAGTTATAGTTGTCGGACGAGAAATTTGTAAAGCAGTTGAGCCGCCACCTCCAGTATTGCCATTACCTACGCCGCCTGGATTGCCATCACCGCCTGGGCCTCCGTCACCGCCTCGTCCGAGAATTGTTCCGTTATTAACGATTCTTACAGTATCGCTAGCATTAAATTGGTTCGGAACTGTGAATGCTGCCGCAGTGCTGCCACTACTTATAATTACTCCTGGATTTATAGTAAATGTTATATCTGTTTTTCCTGGAAAATAAGTTGGCTGTCTATTATCCCATGCATTATAATTTGAAGTACTGCCAGTAATTGTGACACTGATTACGTTTCGATTATTAGTTCCGTAAAAATTACCAATCGCTATTTGATTTGCTGTAGGAACTCCGGCGTTTGCTGGATAATTGCTAACTAACGGTCCTCCCCTATAAAATTCGTTTAGGGCGTGGGGTCTAGAGTCTCCGAATTCTACTCCAATCTGATCCATCGATAACGATGGTCCTGGTCCTGGTAATGCCATTTTATTTGCTCCTCAATTACTTAAAAGGTGGTCCGCCCACCCATAATACTAATGATTTACGTACACCCTTTGTCACAGGAGTAACACGATGTAGTGCCCAGCTTGGAAAAAACCATGCTCTTCCTCTTTTTTGTTCTAAATTAATCGGAATGTCGCTATCGGTTTTTACTTCAAACTCTCCACCTTCAAACTCTGAAGGATCACTTAACAACAATGACATACTGAGTTTTCTTGGAACATGCCTATCCATCATAGACATATCTGTATGCCACGTATAGTGTCCTTGATTAATCTTTTCTGAATCATATAAAGATAGCTGCATAGGCTCATACATTCCAGTTAAATCAAATTGAAAAAACTGGCTATTTACTTCTGCAACTACTTTAGAAATAACATCCCATAATCCTGCATTACTTTCATTTAGATGCATCCATGCAATTTGACTCGTTCTTATTTCTGGTCTATTTGCTGCTGTATTGGGATCATTCTGACCACCAACAACACCATCTGCTAAATTATTCCATTCAGGCATTTGCAAGATAAGATCGATATGTTCTGGTTTGAGAAAATCATCCCAGTATGCAACTAAATCTTTTCCTTTTGGATTTCTTGGAGGTATTGCGTAAATCATTTACTCTCCATTAGATAAGTTCGATTTTTCATAAAAGCCGGAGGTCGTCTATTCATAGCATCTCCAGCATGATTAGAATGTTCTCCATTTTTTCTTACATAATGTAAAAATAATTGTCCTGAATAATATCCTGGAGGACCATCACATTTTTCCCTCCAATGTTCTACATCGCAGCCATGATACAAAACTCCGTCGCCTTCTGCTAAATCATAACGATCATTACCAACATAAATTGGCCATGAGTAGTGATGAGACCGACCTAATTGTATGGTTACACTTACTTCACACGCTGGCCTATCTATATGTTTTTCTAGTATATTTCCATTAGTGTATAATCTAGAAAATGCATACGTTGGTAAGAGCTCTTCGCCGACGATTGATTCCATAGTAGGCCATAATCTTTCTAACACAGTATCGAACATTATTTCATGATCTAACCTAGCTAAACAATCCGGAACCTGAGGATCATGTTTTTTTGGTTTTAAACTTTGCATCATTAAAACGTGTGTGTAAAATTGACAAAATTCTTTTGGAAGAAGATTTGTTATCTTTGCCGAAAGTGCTTTGTTATTTCCGTTCATCAGTTGCCTTTCAATACATCTATTTCTTTTTTCAATTCAGCTATTGCAGCAAAAGCTAAGGCACTTAGTTTAGCATAATCAACAGCCAAACTGTCGTCATCACGTTTTCTTACAGCTTCTGGAAATGCGGATAACACATCCTGAGCTATTACACCGTAATCGTCTTTTAGAATAAAATATCCGTCAGCACCGCCTTTAGATTCTACATATTCGTCTGTCCAAGAAAATAATTTTCCGCCAATACTGCAAACTTTATCTAGTGCATTTGGAATATCTCTAATATTTTCTTTAAATTTGGCGTCCGATGAAAAATACGCTACTACGTTGTTCGTTGCACGTACTTCTCCAGATGTACCTGATGCAGCAGTGCCTACACCTAATGAAGTAATTTGAGAGTTTCCGCTGTTAAGTGTATTAGCACTAAGCTGTCCTCCAATGCCTGCGCCTCCGGTAACTATAAGAGCACCAGAACCTGTCCCGCTTGACGCAGTACTAGCTGTTACAGAAACTCCAGAAGCAGAAAATATACCGCTACTTGGTATGAATGATAACTTAGTCGATGCACGATAAAGTGTCTCAGAGGTTGTATTTGTTGTTACTTCCGTAAACAATGGATAATGTACACTTGTAGAAGACGTTTGATCTTGTACTCCTAAGTTCGCTGAAATCCAGGATAAATTACCGGCTCCATCAGTTGACAAAAATGTGTTATCGGAACCGTCAGCAGAAGGTAATGTCCATGTAACATTAGTCGAAACAGTAGCAGGGGCTTTAAATCCTACCCAATTTGTAGAGTCGTTATCGGCTAATCTAAGTCTCGATCCTGCCTCTATTTGAAAATCTTTAGAAGATCGTGTTATCCCTGTACCGACTGGAGTTATAGTAATGCTGTTGTTGGTTCCACCAACTGTTAGAACACTACCATTAATAGATAAATCTCCAAAACCGGTTGGTAGAATACCCGCTGTTACTCGTCTTGACATTTTTATTATTCCTTAAGCTAATGTTGTAGTTTCGATACCAAATGCCACAGCGGAAACTCCGCTTGTATTGGTTCTAACTACAATTCTTTTACCTGCATCTAAAACAAGACCAGTTCTTTCAACCACACCGTTTGCTTGTAATAGAACATCATATTCTATCCATTCTGCATCTGTAGGTGCATCTAAAGCTGATATAGCTATTCTTGCCCTAATCTCGGTGCTGTTTCTATTAACTAAGTTTACTGTAGCTACCGTAAATGTTGTTGTTGGGCAAGTATATAACACTACATTACTTGTAGTTGTTAAATTTTGTGCCCCTAATCTTCCTGATGCCATTTTATTTCTCCATGTTGTATACTTATATTAAAAAGTAATTTAATGCGATTGGAACTCCGATAATGCCGCCGCGGAAATCGAAAGTTGCATTCATTTGTATCGCGCCGCTAGTAATAGTTGTAATTTGATTACTATTAATCAATATGCTACCTGCTGTTACACTATTTACATTTAACGCTGCACCACCTCCACCAATTTGTGATGCAATATATGCCTTAATAGCACGTTGTGTTGGTACTACATTATCTGAGTCTGCACTAAAGAATGGATCTGTACTGAATTCAGTAATTGTTGCAGATCCGCCGCCTAATGTTACGTTACCCAAATTAAGTTCATTCAAGCCCGAAATGTTAAATGCATCCGCATTTAGTGTTGCAATACCAGTGCTTTGTTCAACTGCAAACAAATTACCTACTCTAAAGTTTCCGTCCTGGTCTGTACTTGTAAAGAATACTCTTCCACCGCCGTTTTCAACAACTTCGTCTGCCGGGTCTGGTGCTATTAAAGGTGTTCCTGGGTAGTTGCTACTAGTAAATCCGCCGGTGCCAATATCTAAGAAATCGTGTCCTGTTAATCGAACTTGCGAATATCGAATCCTTGTTTCTAAACTTACACCGTTTTCTGGTGCTTCATCTATAGAGAATGTCGGACTTATTTGGAAGAACGCCTTATAAGATCCGTCAATTTCTCCCAAGAATGTCAACACATTGACTAGCTTAAACACTCTATCTGGTAAGTGCGAGAATACAATGTTTGAACCAGCTACAGGTCTTTGTGTTAATCTTCTAATCGCAATGACACCGGTTGCTTGATAATTATCAGCGAAACCGTCAAGGCCTGATAGATTAGCCGATCCTGTAACATACGACGATCCTCTATTTGTAAAGGTAGGATTGGCTAATACTCCGCTGCCTACTCTTACTGTGTGCGGAACATCATAAATTACACTAGGATCTGTTACAGTCATAGTAGGCACAGTATCATAACCTGACCCTGGCTCAGTAATAATAATCTGGAACACTTTTTCGTCTGCTACAGACGCTCTGCCTTTTGCAGTCGCTCCAGTTCTAACACGCACAGTATGTGAACTAACTTGCTCACTTAGAACTGCCCAGTACCCGTTACGGTCTGGAGTTCCAAAAGCAAGTGCATTATATCCAGCGACGACTGCTGCACTAGGTCCTGGAAGACCTCTAGCAGTCCAAACTATACCGTCTTCGCTAGTAACTACGAAAGAATAATCTTCAACTGCTGAATTATATACCGTGGCCATAAATAATCCTTGGCCATAACTGACTTTTTCGTAACCGGCCACAGAACTACCATCTGGCGATGTAGTAGTCATCGAGCTCCATGTTGTTCCGTTTAAGCTGTAAGCACCATCGTTTGAATTACTAGCTAAGGCAACAAACTTATTATTACCATATGTCACCGTCGTCCATGTTGATGCTGCTGGCAACACTCTTGTTGCCCAGGTTTCTCCGTCAGTGCTCGAAGCTGCTACTGTAGTTCCGCTTCTTACAGCTACAAATAATCCTTTTCCATAAGTTATAGCATTGTAACCGGTAGTAGCCAATGTACCGGTTATATCCCAAGTGATTCCGTCTAAGGACACTGCGACTGTAGTCGTATCCAATGCAATTGCTACCCAGCGGCCGTTTCCGTATGTAACACTGATCCAGTCAGCTGATTCTGGCATTGTGGTTGCATCCCAATTTATGCCATCTTCTGAATATGCTGCTTGATTTGTTCCGGATGCTACTGCTACAAATATTCCGGTGTTTTGAATAGAAGAAACATCGTCTACTTGTGCCGCTGCTACTGAAGTCCAAGATTGGTTACTTGGCATAGACATACTAGTCCATGTTATACCATCGTTACTATATGCACCCGAAGCTGCTGTTCGTATAGCAACATATCTTCCGCTGAATCCTGTACCTACAAAATCAAATGGCACCGCTGGATTGAGTTCTTCGTCTTGTAATAATAATTCTCCGGTTATCGGATCTACGCTTGTAATAGTAATTACAATATCGTTCGCAGGACTTGCACCGCCTAAATCTGTTCCTGCTATAGTGATAGTTTGAAGACGCTCATAGCCGCTGCCGCCAGTTACTCCTGTTACTATATACTTCCAACCGTTTCTGATTACATTAAAAGTAGCAGGTGTTACATTACCGTCACCGCTGTACGTTCCAGTTACATTAATATAAGTGCCTGTAGTTTGTCCGAACACTGCATCTGTCCATTGTGAAGATGCAATACTTGTTGATACAGTAGTAGTAAATCCTGGTGAACTAAATTCTACAGTTGGTTCAATAGTATAAGTTGTAGATGCATCCGGAGACACAATAGCAGTCCCAGGAACAACATGATCCCAGCCAGCTGCACCAGTGCTAAACTTTTCTACAGTAGCTATCTTAGTACCAGAAGAGTATGCTGTGATTCTTCCAATTTGGCCTGCACCAGTTCCTCCAGTTAATAAAACAGTCATCCCAACATACTGATCATCTGGGCTACCATCTGTTGCTGCAAGTGTTATCGAAGTTGAATCTCCAACCTGTGCTGTACTAGAAAAAGTTACGTAACCTAGACCTCCAAATTGCTCTGATTCTGCTTCGCCTTCTATTAATCGTACTTGATATACACCGTCATCTCTGAACTCATCCTGAACAGCAGCTCCGTTGGAACCACCACCAGTAATTGTCCAAGTTGCAGTAGTATGATCGATACCAGCATTGAGATATTCTGCACGTAACAATGAAGATCCGTCTGTTAAAATTTGAAACAGTTCTGGACTAAATCTAGTGATATTATCTACAATAGCAGTATTAGGTGTTTCTGTTAAATCTACACCTTCTGCTATAGCACCAAAAGAACCATAAGAATTGTTACCGTTAGTACCTCTAATACGGCCACCGTTTTCTGACAAGTATCCAATATGAGAATAATAAGTGAATACTGAAACTAATTCAGCACGACCGTTGTTAGTTACCCACGCACCAATACCATCGCTAATGACTTGAGTAAAGTCGTTAGACGTTATAGAATCGTTTCCTCCGTTGTGCAATGCTCCGTCGATTTTTTGTCCGATAGCAGCATTACCAAATGTAGTTAACCCTTGTACATAAGGAGAACGGCTAATAATCCATGTTGTAAAGTCGGCTGGACCCCAACCTGGATCTAAGCTTGCATATGCACCAGCAGTTACTCTACTTGTTCCGTATGCATTAGGCGGTGTTAAGTCTCCGAATAATCCATCAAGAGTCATGTCTCTTAAACCAGTAGCATCTCTTAGATAGAACATATCTTCTTCTAAACTGCCTGTAACTGCATTTATATAATACCTTGCTGCATAACGAGATCTATAATTACCTGGATATCTTAAATCATATTTTAATGCATCGATGTAAGTATTCACATCTCTTAAACATAATGCACTATCATATGCCAGCGACACACTCATGCTTCCTGACGATGAATTTAAATTAAAAATGGCACCAAATCTTGATTCTGATACCGAGAACTTAGTTGAACTAATAATGTCTCGAACATAATATATTCTACCTGCTGTAATCCCTCCAAATACTGTTCCTGTAAATTTAATCCCAGCGTTTCTAGTTAACCAAGAAGTGCTTGAAATAGTAAACGAATCGTCGACAGTGTCTGAGGCTGTAGCTGTATCACTGAATGTCACGTCAATGTATGCTGTGGCTTCTGCAACTAAAAACTCTCTATTGAGTTCTAATAAAAGTTCAGCATAATATCTGTTTCTTTCTTCTGTTTGGCAAACAGATCCTTCATTCGATGCACTAAAAATAATATTATTAATTAAGGGCATCAATACATTAATTCTAGTAATAGCAGTCGCGTTTGATGAGACATTTGCAATTGCTTGAGTTCGTACATATTCTAGTGCTGCTCTTGTAGCTGCTTTTTGATTTAAAGTATAAACTTCAGTTGCAGTTAGTCTCAAATACGAATGAGCAGCTTTAATAGACTGATAGTTACTGTTGAACATGAAATCATATCCAACTGCTTTTAATATTATACCAACATCTCTAGAGCATTTAGCATGATCATAAACTAAGCTACTATAAGTGTTTGTAATAAACTGTAAAGTTCCTTTAACAATGTCTGTTTTATTAGAAGCAATTATACCTGCTGCCGCTTGAATATCAGCAGCAGCCCATGTAATACTAGGAGCACTTTCTGCAACTAATCCACTTAAACTATTTGCGGTGATAACATTTTCGATATTACCTGCAAGAGTTGTCATTCTACCGCCTTCTGTTGCGGTAGCTGCTGTGCCACTAGTGTTCTGTCCTGGGTATAATTCTTGTACAATGTCTGCACAAACTACACCAATTTGGGTATACATTGCTGCTGATGCTGCTTGTTGGCCTACAGGATAAACTGATACACCAGTTATATTATTGAATAAGCTTCTAGCAATATTTCTAGTTGCCAGGTTTCCTCCATAGTTAACATCGTATGACAGTGCATCGATGCTATATCCTATATCGCGCTGACATTTTGCTTGCCCTTCTGGTCCTAACCCGACCCATACCGAATTATAATTAGTGTTTAACCAGTCACTGATTTCAGTGATAATAAATGCTCTGTTAGTTTGTAATTGTTGTCTAGCATTAGTAAAATTAGCAGTTCCTGTATTTGTAAACACTAATGCATCTGCGTTTCCTACACCGTTTTCTAGAATATCAAGAATTTCGTTATATGTATTATGGCTTCTTGTTCTAGCTGTTGAGTAGCTTGTCAATAATGTATTAATTTCTGATTTAATAAAATTAACAGATCCTAACTCTTGTTGTAACTGTCCGGTAATAACAACTGCTGACTGTTGTCTATAATAAGAAATACCGTTTTGTACTGCCCAGAAATTTGATCCGAATGCTACATCATAATAACCAGCATCTACTAAAAATCCTGCATCTCTTCTGCAAAGACTACTATTATAAGTAAAGGAACCAAAATTCGTATTGATATAATCAATGGTATTGTCTTTAATTGTTTCTACTGCACTGTTTAATGTCGAATAAGCAGATATTAATGCAGTAGTTGATGTTACACCATTGGTTGCAGACGGATCAGTTAATGTGTAAACAGCATTTTCAGGACCGTCGGTTACTAATTCAATTATAACATCCATGTTAGCACCAATAAAGGTACGTGCGGCTACTGATCCTGCTGTACCAGTATATCTACTTATGGCTGTTTGCAACGGAGTAATAGTGTCGTTGGTAGATAAACTTTGCATCCTTTCTTTTAAAAAGTTTATAGATGCAAGAGTCGCTACTCTAATTGATGTTGGAATCTGAGGACCAGAATTATCGTCGCCGTCCCAATATGCTAAACCTGCTTTTACACTCATAGCGTTACCGCCATAAGTTAAATCATAAATGATAGCATCAATTAAGTAACCAGTGTCACGTCTGGTATCTGTTTTTCCATATGCTAGAGTTGGATAGTTAGCAGCAAGGTATGAAATTACTTCTTCTTGCAGCCATTTTTTATTATATTGTATTAATTTTCTAGCATCACCGTAGCCTACAAGATATGAAGAATTGTACCCAACAGGATCTGTGAGTGTAGCTGTATACATTGTATTAAGAGAAAAATCAATTTGATTTCTCATCATCTGTACAAGATCAGTTAATACAGTTGCTTCTGCTGTGTCACCATATGGATATTGATCTACTTGTGGAATAGTATTACCAGATGTTGGTGTAACATTTGTTCCTACTACTAATTGACCAATAACAGTACTTAAACGGTCAAGTGTTCTTATACTGTAATAAGAATCTTCTAGATTGACTAGACTTCCTGCAGGTCCTGCATTCGTCGAACGTAATTCGTCGCCTTGAATACATGTTCCTGCTGGTACAATTATAGGAAGTGTTTCTCTATATCTTCCTGTAGCTGCTCTAATTAAATTATTTGGAACTACTCTTTCTGGAATATCCGCAGTGTCCCCAGATACTAATACAGTTGTAATAACTCCGACTAGTTCTTGAACGATTGGTAAAGCACCAGGTTCTGCACTTACAATAGTGCTTACAAAATTTTGTGGAGCAATTGCAGTCGAATCATCTCCTACATTTTGATATAATGTTGCAGGCGGTGTTTGATTCAATACTGCTTCTATAACTTCAAGCATATAATTATATGCTGCTGCTGATTGTTGTCCTTCTGCTGCTAAGTTATTATATGGGCCGGTACCATTGTTTTCTTCTGCTGTTGAAAAAGGTCCGTCATCTAGTGCATTCAAGAATGTTTGAGCTGCTGCACGAATCTTTAAATTGCCACCATGTGTTAGATCATATACTGTTCTATCTATAATAAATCCAACATCTCTTTCGCATTTAGCAGTTTCATAAGTGAAATTATACCAAATACTTGAAATTGTTGCATTATCAATCTGGTAACGAATCCATGCTGTTACTTCTCTTTGAATAAACGCTCTGTTAATTTCGATTAGCTGTCGAGCATTTGGATAACGAGCACCGTTTAAGACTTGTTCTGCTGCATATCTAATAGTTTTGAATGGTTTATCTAAAGTAACTCCGTGTGTTGGAGCAGGAAGATCTGTTCCTGTAGCACTGTTGACATAATAGGTAAAATCTGATTGACCTAAAGTTGCCCACTCTGGGAATCCAGCATCGCTTACACGTAATATTTGTCCTTCTGTTCCGATAGGTAGTCGTGCTGGCCCAACGCCTTCACTATAGTAAACTAAGTCGCCGCCACGGGTTAATACTTCTGTTTCTGTACCTACTGCAATAACGTTCCAATAAGTACCTGATATGTCTTGGTCCGGGCGACTCAGTGCTGCGCCGCCACCGGTATTAATAATCGACGAACCGTCGTCTGCTTCTGATCTATGTTTTTTAATACAAAGATAAGAATTAGTTCCGAACTGTACTGCATCGCCGACTTCATACTCCCGGTCGTCTTGCCATGTACCTTGCCAACTTATACCGCTGTTTAGTCTTGCAAAATATGATGTGTTAGTAGGATGCGCTGCAACTGTTGCTGTCATTAGGCCTGACGCAGTAGTTGGAGTAAATTCTGAACCGTCTTGGTCATCGTTAATTGTAAACTCGTCTACTTCCTCTACTGTATCGATATAATAAGTTGCATTTGTGAACACATTACCGAATGTTGTACCAGTAAATTTAACAGCCATTCCTGACACAAGTCCTTCTGTTGTATTAGCTGTAAATATTCTTGTACCTGCGTTTGTAGCAGAAACAGTAACTTGTGTAGAAGGAGAATCGGCAATCGCCAAATATGTATATCCGTTAACACGAACTACATCTCCAATTCTATAATCTTGTGTAATTACCCAGTCACTTGACCAATTTAAACCTTCGGCGAATAACCTCCAGTCCGATGTAGCAGTAGTAGGCACTAAACCGGTATGATTAGTTAGTGCCACATATTGATTTCCGCCGTAGCGTACTATATCTCCGATTTGATATAAAGTTAGATTACTCCATTCGTCTTGATATTGTAAACCGTTGGTAAAAGTTTCCCAATTTGATTCGTCTGATTCGAAAGTAGTAGAAGTATGATCTGATACGCAAATATATAACCCGCCGCCGTACTTTACTACATCATTTACTTTATATCTAACTGAAGTTAGCCAAGCTGTCTTATACTCTAATCCTTGATTAAATTCATCCCACTTTGATTGATCTGCTTCTAATCCTAACGAAACAGTTGCAGCCGATGTATGGCCTACATTAGCTACATATGTGTAGCCGCCGTATTTTACTACGTCATTGATCTTATAACGAGTCGATGTTGTCCACTCATTTTTCCAGTCAAATCCTTCTCCAAATAAATCCCATTTGTTTAAATCTGCTTCTAGTCCTAATGTACTAGTAGCAGCTGATGTATGGCCTAAGTTGGCAATATAAAGATTACCGCCATATTTTACTATATCTCCAATTTTATATACAGTACCAGTGGTCCAACCACTTCTCCAATCTTGGCCGTTGGACATTACATTCCACTTAGAAGGTGTAAATGTCAAATCAACATCAAATGACGCATTCGATGTATGATTAACCATACATATATAGGTTTTACCGCCGTATCTTACAACATCGTCTTTGTAGTAAACAGTGCCTGCATTCCAGGTGTCTTTCCATACAAATCTAATTCTACCAAGGTTAAATTCTGCCATTCTATGCTCCGATTGTTGTATTTATTTCTTAAAAATCTGAACGTTCTCTAAAGGACGAATAAAAGAACGTTTGTGCGATAATTGTTCCTGCAACTATTGATGTTGGTGTAAAGTTGGCTTGAACTGGAATTACAATATTTAAATTTGCTGTATTTGTAATTAGTTGCGGTCCTACTGACACTGTTCCCGCAATAAAACTTGACGTAGCGATTTCTGATCCGCCCACTGTTAATCTGCCTGAAAGATATCTAGCTATAGCACGTTGAGTAGGAACCACACTATTCGAATCTGCTGAGAACAATACATCTGTTGAGAACTCTCGAATAATTGCGCCTGTTCCTCCAATTCTAATGCCGCCTAATCGTAATTCACTAAGACCTGCTAAATCAAAAAAGTCTGCACTTAATGTTACAATACCAGTGGCCTGTTCTACCTGGAATAACTCTCCTACTCTAAAGTTACCCAGTTGGTCGGTGGATGTATAGAAAACAACACCACCATTTAGATAATCAATTTCATTTTCTGGATCAGGAGTAAACAATCCTGTTGAGTATATTTCAGGATAATTTGTCTGTTCAAAATTGCCAGTGCCTATATCCAAGAAATCGTGTCCAGTTAGTCGTATTTGGCTGACTCTTTCTCTAATTAATACAGGCTGGTCATGGAAGAATGCATCTCTTACACGTAATTCTGGGCTAATACGGAATCTAGCAGTGACACCGCTGAAATCCTCGCTTAATTGTGTACGTGTTACAATAGTGTAAATTGTATCGTCACCCACAAATTCAATTTGAGCACCTAATATAGGTAATCTTTCTAATCTGCTGATTGAAATATTTTTTCCTACAGGAACAACATCTGCGACGCCGTCACCTGTAATTGTAGCAGTAAGTGTGTTAGAAAGATAGCCAATTCCTCTATTACTCCAGCTTGGATTAGCGAGAACTCCGTCTGAAGTTCTTATTGTAAACACTGCTGGTTCTGAAAGGCTAGGTGATATTAAAGTTACTGTAGGAGTTGTAGTATATGCAGAGCCCGGATCCCAAATTTTAATAGACGAAACTCTACCACCACCAATTAAACAACGTCCTAAAGCTCTTTTACCTGCTCTTATTTTACTAATTCTGTTAGTTGTTCCGCCCACTGCTACCCATATTGGAGTATTAATACCTAACGATGATGTCACTGGAGAAAGATCAGGATTACCAAATCCGATATTATTCCAAGGTAAACTAGAAGTTAATGTTTCTTCAACCCATTGCACACCGTTTTCTGATTTAAATATTTTCTCTGTTGCAGATCCTGCTTGGGTAGTACCGATAGCTAGAAAAACTCCTTGTGCATACTTAATAGATTTAATTTTCACCGGATTTAGCTGAGCATCTAGTATCTGAACTCCATCGAACCAAAATGTTGGATTAAATCCATATGCAGTTTTTCCGTTACTAGCCACTGCTACGAATTTACCGTTGCCGTAAGCAATACCAACCCAATCATTACTGGTTGTAGAAATGCTTATATCAGTTCCTGCCCACGTTATTCCGTCATCTGAATATGCTACTGCATCTATACTGTTAGCAATAGCGACGAATTGTCCGGCACCGTAAGTAATATCTACCCAAACATGGTCTGATGAGTCTAGACTAACGATCGTAGAAGAATCCCAGTCTATACCGTTTTCAGAATATGCTGCATTTGATGTTCCTTGTGCTACTGCTACAAATTTACCATCACCATATGTAACTGCACTCCAACTTTCTATACTTGGCATAGCAGTCGTTGTCCAATCTATGCCGTTATAAGAATATGCTGCTGCATTTACAGTTACAGCGTCAGCTTTTATTGCCACAAATAGCACTGCCGACGACGTCGGTGCTATTACCGGTAGTAATCCTTCTCCGGCAGCAACATTGGTCCATTGTCCGGACGACGGTAAAACAGAAGCGGTCCAATTTTCTGCATCGTAAGAATATAAAATTTGATCACTGTTTTGAGGAAATACTACGAATACACCGCTAGATGCTACTCCGCTTACTGTAAAGTCTACGATTGAGTTCGTACTATCGTCTGAAACTTCAGTTACTGTGATTATTAAATTATTTTCAGATGTTACACCGTCTAATAAAGCACCTGATGCAGAAATTACATCTCCTACTGCATATCCTGCACCACTTTCATTTAATGTAGCCGAGTAAGTTCTTCCTGTTTTGATAACATCAAATGTTGCTACTAATGGAGTCAATCCGTCTTGTGTTTCTACTTCACCTGTTCCAAATTGTGTAGGAATATTGAAATATTGTCCTGATGTTTCACCGTATATAACAGCTCCCCATTCGTCGGTAACAGGCACAGTTATTTCTTCACTTTCAAATCCTGGATCTGAGAATATCACACGGGGTTCGATTCTATAAGTAGTACCTGTGGTAAATGATGTAAGAGGATATCCTGGTATAATATGATCCCATCCTGGTTGATCATCTGATTCTCTTGAAACTAGAACTTCCTTACTAGTTGTATTATATTCTGTTATATACCCGTACTGGCCAGCACCTGGACCACTAAGAACTATTATTCTCATACCAAGATATTGTGCTTCGGTTCCGTCGTCATTAACAGCAATAGTAATTCCTGTATCATCCCCTCCTGGTGTAGAATGCGGCTGAGCATTACCTTGGGTTTCAGTATAACCTGCACCGCCAATTGTTTGATTAATTACTTGATTCAGCGTTGAAAAATCGTCTGCTTCAGTGTCAATAGGTTTTACATCAAATATAGCATTATCTCTAAAATCTTCAAATATAGCGTTAGCACCGGCACCTGATCCAATAAGTGTAAGAGCTGCATTTGTATAACTCTGTCCTGCATTATTAAATTCTAATAATAAGATAGCTCCGGTAGGAGAAACGATATTTCCAGCAATGGTTGCTTCATTTAATCTATTATTTAAAGTACCGGAGATAGGAGTTTCTGTATTATCTCTACCGTCTGCTACTGAACCAAAATTACCGTAAGAGTTGTTACCGTTTGTAGCTCTAATGATTCCGCCATTAGTAGCAAGATAACCTACATTAGCATAATAAGTAAAGACGGAAACTAATTCAGCGCGGCCGTTGTTAGTTACCCAAGCACCGTAACCGTCGGATATGAGCTGTGTAAAGTCGTTTGATGTTATAGATTTATTGCCGCCGTTGTGCAATGCTCCGTCAATTTTTTGTCCTACAGCAGCATACCCTTGTGTTGTAACTCTTTGTATATAAGGAGAGCGATTTATAATCCAACATTCTTCATGAGCTGGACCCCATCCTGGATCTAAACTAATATAAGATGGTCCAACAGTATCTTGGTATCGCACAGGCTGTGCTGTAATAGTACCAACTAAGCCGGCTAAAGTCATATTCCTTACACCTGTAGCGTCTCTACAATAAAACATGTCTTCGCCCGATGACCCTAATACAGCGTTTTTGTAGTATCTAGCGGCCATCAACGATTTATAATTACTAGAATACTTCAGATCACTCATTATTGCTCTAATATATTCTCTTACATCACGTTTACAGGCATCACCATCAAACTGAAATGCTGGATAATTTATTCTTACAAATTCAACTGCTTCCTCTGCAAGGAAATTTTTATTTGCATCTAAAATATAAGTTGCATTAATAAATCCTTCGTTTGTAGTTAAAGAATTACTTCCGTAAAATGCCGGAGGATCTCCATCTTCGTCAATATATGAATCAAGATATTCTATAATTTGATCGAACAAAGTAAGAGCAGCAATACCAGCAGGACCTGTTCCAACAACATCTATAAAATCTGTATCAAATATTTCTTCACCAGTTTCAATGATGTACTGTGGAGGAGTAAAGGATACTTGTACAGGTTTTTGTCCTACTAAAACTTGATCTAAAGTATTTGTGGTAGTTTTAGTAATAGGATTTCCTAAAATAACATTTTCAATAATTTCAATTAATCTACTTAGAGCTATTCTAGTATATACATAATCTCCTTGTAAAGCAGCTACAGGACCAGCAGCCCTTACAAGTGTTGATCTTAATTCTGATCCAAGCACCACTGTGTTTTTTGGTATAACTATAGGTAATACTTCCTCGTATACGCCAACTCCTACACTTATAGTACTATTTCCATTAAAATTATCATCTAGACGACTAGCAGCAAATCTTATAGTTCTCCAAGGTTTAAACGGACTAATGCCGCGTTCTGGATCTGTATCATCGTCTACACCATCTGTTCCTACATGGCGTAATCTGCTGACAACTCCCCATGTTTTATATTCTAATTTTTTTTCTAATGCGAGAATTACATCTACTGGTGGAGGAGGATCTGGTTCGGTAACGAGTTCGGCTAGTCCAATATTTAAAAGTTGTCCTGGAGTTCCTATCTCAACATTAATAGGTTTTAATGCATCATAGTTCCCGTAATCAAGCGGATCAAAGCCGTAGGTTAGTAGATCGCCCTCGATTTGTAAACCTGTATTAGGGCCTGCTTTTAATACTAATTCCCAATAAGTAGGGCCTGCCGGAGTGTTAGGTGCATTAGTTAATAAAGGAACATGTTCGACTAATGCTCTGTAAGTATTACCAATAAATCTTACAATATCTCCAGCACCGTATGTTCTTAAGATTTCTCCAGGCTCTCCTGTAGGAGTAACTTCTAGCCAGTTACCTGCATAATTATATCCGGTGGTTAATAGTTCCCAATTTGAAGTATCCAAATAATCTAAACTACTACCATCTTCGGTTAAGGTAGTATCTATTAACGCCACATATAAACTTCCGCCGCGCCGTACTACATCACCTGCTTTATACTCACTCGAAACGTTCCATGTTCCTGCAAAATTAATACCTTTATATAATATCTGCCAATATGCTGTATCACTTGGTGATAAATCATAAATTGATGCATTAGGTAGTTCATTAAAATTATTAGTAAGAGAATAATATAGATATCCTCCATACTTAACAATATTTCCTACACTGTAATAAGTTGCTGGATCCCAATCGCCTTGATATAGTTGTCCTGGAAGTTCGATGGCCCATTTTGTCTCGTCAAAAACGTGAGTGGAAGTATATGCAGTAGTACATCTTAAAAGAGTTGCTTTATATAAAACTAGATCATTTATTTTGTACTTTATATATCCTGTGAATTCGCCTCTGTATTCTACCCCTGAATAGTATACTTCCCAACTCGCAAGGTTCGCTTCTAGACCAGCAGCATTATTACTAGAAGTATGTTTATTAATACAAAGATATACTGTGCCGCCATATCGTACAATGTCATTTAATTCATAATTTGTATTTTGAGTCCAATCTTGTCTAAACTTTGTAGAATCTACGTATGTTTCCCAGTTACCGTCAGCCGGATTGAAGTTCGCTCCGCTGGTATGATTTGTCACACAGATATAAACATTGCCGTTTAATTTAACAATATCGCCTATTTTATAGGCAGTGGTCGATTCCCAGTCTCCGGTCCATACATATCCTTCGGTCATTTTAACCCAATAAGGTGTTGGAACGTTATTAACTAAGTCTTGTTTTAAATATTCTGCGTAAAAGTTATTGGTAGAAGTATGAGCTACTATACAAACGTAACTAGACCCATTGTAATGGACTATGTCATCTTTGATATATGCGGTAGTGCCGCTCCAGTTGCCTTTCCACTTATACTTAAATCTACTTAATCGAAATTCAGCCATGTTTTTGTCTCAAATTAGTAATAATTACAATATTTATGCTCCGTTAGAATATGTGTATTTTTGATTTATCCGTACAACTAATTCTCCCTCTGCATTTACATAGTAATATAAATCACGTGCTTCCCATTTATATTGAGGGTATTTTAAATTTTCTTTCAAGGGCTCATGATCTTCGTCAATTCCGTCAAAATAATTGGTTCCAAAAGTAAAATCTTCGTAGTTTGAATCTACATCGCCTATGTTATTAATCGTAATAGGCTCACCTGATATTTGATTTACCCTAGCAAAATACAAGTTTCCTTCTGTGTCTCTACGCAGTGCGTAAAAGAACTTAGGAATATCTCCCAAAACTTGTTCTTGTGTATTACCTAAAAAATAGTTGCTCATATCATTTTCCTTATACTATTTCTGCATAACTTATCACAGCATCAACACTGGATTCAGTATCTGCTACAATCCTTAGACCGCACTGTTCTGCTAAAATAAGTTTTTCTCCATTTGTAATCACTTTCACACTACTATTAACAGGAATTTTAAGTCCTTTGACATAATATCCTACTACGCTAGATGAATCTATTACAAATATATCAATGTATACATCGTCTATGGTAGTATTTGCTAAATTGCATCCAATAATAGTAAACCTATTATTATCAACTGTTTGTAGCGCATCTACTGCGGTTGTTCCAATATTTGTAACTACTTTTGTTCTAAAAAATGTTGCCATGTTATTATCCAAAAATGAGTGCAGAGGATACTGCAATATCTTGAGCTGTTGCAGCAGTAATACCCGATCCAGTTCCTGCTACAGTTCCCCAAGTTAAACCATTATATATTTCTACTAATTCTAATTCAGTATTAAATCTCATCATGCCTAATTGAGGGCTTCCAGGTCTTTCTGAGATTAATCCGGACGGAATAACTACTGCATTGGTTCCTACAATATGATAATATCCTGAACCTGTTGACCTAAATTCTGTTACTGCACCAGAATTAGTATTAGTTATAGTATTAGTAGTAATTCTAAACCCATCAATTACTACTGCGCCAGTTCCATTAGGTCTTAATTCTAGATTAGCATTCGATGAAGATGTGCGAATAATATTGCCGTCGATCTCAATATTATCGATTGACAACTTATTTACATTAAATTCAGTTGAATTAAGAGTCGCTGCTAAAGAACCGCCAGCATAAAAATATAATGTGTTTTCGTTTGATCCTGGACTTAATTCAGGAATAATATAAGTATCCCTGTTTAAATCAGTAATACCTCCAAAAGGTATCCAATATGTTCCATTGTAACCTTCATAAGCATTGATAGTACTATTGAATCTGATCATACCCGACAATGGCGACACTGGTCGTTCTGCATCTGTTCCTACAGGAATTCTTAATGCTTGATCAGTGTTAATTCTTACGATACCTGTACCGCTAGGAGTTATATCAATAGTTTGTCCTGGAACTATATTACTAATTGTACTTTGTTGAACATTAAAATTTTCAAAAATTACACTACCTGTACCATTGGCTCTTAACTCTAAATTACTATTACTTTGTGTAGTTCTAATAACATTTCCAGATATTTGAATATCCCCGGTATTAAAAGTACTTGCTACAATTGGATTGTTTACAGTTAGATTTGTAGCACTTAGTGATCCTGTTACAGTAGTATTTTGTAATGATGTGGTTCCGTTAACTGTGAGATTATTATCAACTACCGCACTATCTTGTATATTAACTATACCAGTTCCATTGGCACGTAATTCTAAATTAGCATTTGAACTAGTAGTTCTAATGTAGTTGTCATTAATTTCTATACTGTCAATATTTGCAGAAGAACTTACTGTGATAGAACTGGCAACTAAATCTGTACTGTTTAAAGTACCCGTTATATTAGTGTTCTGTAACGAAGTAGTCCCGTTAACTGTGAGATTATTATCAACTACTGCGCTATCTTGTATATTAACTATACCGGTTCCATTGGCACGTAATTCCAAATTAGCGTTAGAACTAGTAGTTCTAATATAGTTATTATTAATTTCTATGCTGTCAATATTTGCAGAAGAACTTACTGTGATAGAACTGGCAACTAAATCTGTACTGTTTAAAGTTCCTGTTACTGTGGTATTTTGTAATGATGTAGATCCGCTTACTGTAAGATTATTATCAACTACTGCGCTATCTTGTATATTAACTATACCAGTTCCATTGGCACGTAATTCTAAATTAGCATTTGAAACTGTGGTTCTTATATAATTGTTGCTTATTTCTATGCTATCAATATTTGCAGTTGAGCTTACAGTTATTGTTCCTGTAATTAAATCTGTACTGTTTAAAGTTCCTGTTACAGTAGTATTCTGTAATGATGTAGTTCCGCTTACTGTAAGATTGCTGTTGACAACAGTATTGCCTTGTATATTAACTATACCCGTTCCATTAGCACGTAATTCTAAATTACTATTAGAAACAGTTGTAGTAATTAAATTGCCGCTAATTTTAATGTCATCAATAAATGCACTAGATAGCCAAACATTTCTCCAATTATTAGTCGAAGAGCCTAAATCATATAAGCCGGTTGTCGCCGGAGTAATATAAGAATTAATATATGAATTAAATGTTGTCGTATCTGATGCCGAATTTCCTAATACTGAATTCCCTTGTACAGTTAAATTTTGATTTAATGTAGTATCACCGGTAATAGTAATATTTCCAGTATTTGTTACTTGATTGTTAGCTGGTGCTAGTGTAATTCCTCCAGAGATACTTTCTATAGTATTTCCACTTATTTTGATATTACCGGTTTCAATATAAGTAGGTACTATGGTAGTTGTATTAACTCCATTAGAAAAAACTACGCCCGTTGATGATGCGATTGTTAGTGATTCTGGAGCGAATGTAATAGTGCCGTTTTCTTGATCTACTACGAAAAAATCTCCTACTTTAAAGTCGCCTTTATTATCTACACTGGTATAATAAATTTTAGCATCGTTAAATTGTACCACTTCAGCAACATTCGTAGAGTCATTTGGTATGATGATAGGGTCGTTGTCGCTTAATCTACCCGAGCCTATATATGCAAAATTTTGTCCAATTAGATATCCAAGTACGCCGGCGCCGTCACCGTATACTCCGTAGTTTCCGTACACACAGGCGCTGCCAATACTTCTTACTTCAACACCAAAGTCGCTATAATCTGCAAAATTGATAATACTAGCAGTGCCGCCTGCACTGGTTCTAATATCCTGTAAAGTTACACCATCATCTACAATTACTGTAGAATCGTTTGTGCCTTCAAAGTGTAATAATAGAACAGTGCTGGTATCACCTTTAAATACACTAGTAGGAACAGTTACAGAACTTATATATTTTGTGACACCTTTTACTAATCTAAATTCGTCAATATAACCTGTACATAATTGTGATGCGACACGATTTGCACCTAATATAATCGGTCTTGCAGCATAATTGTTTGCATCTAAATAAGTTGTTGGAGTAATTGTACCGTTTACAGATAGCTTAGTAGTTCCAGATGTTCTAAATAAAACAATATGATTCATTGCTCCAGCTGTACAAGCTACACTGGAAGTAATTCTATAAGATCCATTAACAAATAATCTAATATTTCCAGCTGTATTCATTTCAAGATACAGTGCTACATCTGTGGCTGCTGTTCTTTGATCGAACAATACTTGCTGTGTACCTAGAGCATCGGGTTGCCAGAAAAATTCTAAAGTAAAATCACTGGTATCGTATCCAAAGTCTGGTTGACTTGCTAAAGATAGATAACTGTTAACCCCGTCTAATCTTAAACTGCTAACTCCAAATTTTTTGACTGCGGTTTTAAGTTTAGCATTTCCATTTACAGTAACAGTTTTTGGGTCTCTATCTGTTAGTGTTTCGAATCCTGGAACTTTACCGTCGATAACAAAAAAATCACCGTCGATACTTTCAATTACACCACTAGCTAAAACAGTAGTACCGTCTGTATCGTAATAGGTCAGTGTGTTGCCTACATTAAAAGTTCCAGTAGTGTTAATAATTTTAATTCTTGTTTTACCGTCACTAGCAAATCCAGATGTTCCTCCTAAAAGATAAAGGCCTCTGTCAGCAAAGTAAGTAAAGCAACTTAACCACTCTATTCTGACACCGTTGATAGCTGTTACAACATCAACACCTGGACAGATAAATGTTACACTATGAAATAACATACTTGCTTCTTTACTAGAAGCGTTGACAATACTACCGTCTAAGTAAACACCTTTACCTGCATCGCCTGCTAAAAATCCCCTTGGATCATCTACCGGATTAGTTGAAAGTCTTACTGTAGAACCTGCTGTAGTCACAGTTACATTTTTTATGTAAGGACTACGACTAGTTACTGTCATTCCAGGAGCGAATCTAAAGGCATATCCTGTGTTAGTTCCGGCATCAAATTCAAAACCAGAAACCGTTAAATCCTCAATAGTAGTTTCACCGTTAAGTAAAAATACATCCACTGTCACGTCACTGTCTGGTTGAATCGTTACTGAACGTATACCTGCACCCTTAACTGTGACTCCGGCAGGAACAATCAATGGCATAGTTTCGGAATATGTTCCTGGATAGATATAAATCGTATCACCAGCAGTAGCTAAATCTAATGCGCGACCAATACTGCTTAATGGATCGTTTTGATGTGTTCCTGAATTCCCATCGTCACCATTTGTTGCAACATAGAATATGTTACCTTGTCTTAATGCAATATCGATACCATCAACAGTAATTTCTCCTGTAGTTACAGATCCGGCATTTAAACTTCCTACCCATACATCTGCCCAGCGTTTAGTTGCACTTCCTAACTGATAAGTGTTATTAATGTCAGGTAAAATATCACTAGCTACTTCAGCATTAAAAACTACGTTGTCTGTATCAGCATCACCAATTTGTAAATCACCGTCTGCGGTTATAGTTCCTGTGGCATGCAAGTTTCCAAATACTTCTGTGTTGCTATTTAGGTTGATAGTACCAGTACCGTTAGCCATAAACTCTAAATTGGCGTTAGAATCTATTGTACTAATTCTATTTTGAGATATTTCTATACTATCTACAAGCAGTTTATTTTGATAAACTACTTGGCCTCCGGTTGGAGGATTAAACTCAAGGATTCCTGTATTGCTGTAAATTCTATTGCCGTCTAAGACAACATTACCTAATGTAGCTAAAGTTGTTACTTCAAGGTTAGTAGTTCTTGTAGTTCCATTTACTGTTAAATCGTGTGTAGGAGCATTAGTTTTAATTCCTACCCTTCTATTATTAACATCTATATATAAGAGATCGGTTTCAAACGCCAAGTCGACGCCATCTCTTAGTAGATTTTCTTTAAGAAGTGGTCCAGAAATTTTACCTAAAGCCATGATTTTTCACCGTTTTTAGTATTTATTGTTAGCCCAATATCAAGGCCCATTCGTCGGAGATTTCTCCCATCTCACTTTCGGAAATCGTCGCTCCACCACCAGATGCTACAATCCAAGTAGAACCGTTCCAAACTTCTAAATAGGATTCTTCGATATTCCATCTCGTAGCTCCAGTAGGAGTTCCGGCTGGTCGTTGTGCATTTGTACCTGTAGGAATTATAATAGTCGTATTACCATCGAATTTTACATAGCCTGTTCCTGTTGAAATAATTTGAGTCACTGCATTATTAGCTATATTTTGAATTCTATTATTTGTAATTGTAAGATCGTCTTTAAACTGAAGTACTCCTGTTCCACTTCTATCTAATTCTAAATCAGCATTCGAATTAAAAGTGCTTATTATATTTGAATCAAATCTTAATTGATCTACTACTAGCCTATTATTAATAGTCAATGATTGATTATTAATCGTAGCCTGTGTTGTGCCGTTTATTAACATTCTAATTGTATCATCATTATTTCCAATTGTAAGTTCTGCTGTGATGCCAGTATTAGCATCTATATCAAATAATCCAAAGAAGTTTCTATTTCCTGAACTCAGTCTACCTTCAAACCTACTAGTTATATTATTAAATCTTACTTCTCCCGATGCTGACAGGAGTCGTGTAGTATCATTTCCTAATGGAAGTCTTAACGCAGTGTTAGCGTTAATATTAACACTTTGCCCGGTTATAGGTTGAAATATTATTGATCTTTCTGACTCAGTACCAGAAACTAAAATATTAGACAGTTCTCCGTTAAAGAATTTAATTGTTTGATCAAATATTACTCCCCCTAAAAGATTAGATCTGAGTTCTAAACTACTATTCGACAATGTTGTAGTAATAAAATTATCATCAATCAATATGTCATCAGTTTGAAGAGCCGAAGCTTGAAAGGTATTAGTTACATTTACTGTTCCATCTATATCTAATAATCCGTTAACAGTGCTAGTTTGTAAATTTGTAGTTCCGCTAACTGTAAAAGATTGATCAATTAACAAACTATCAGTGATATTAACAAACCCTGTACCATCAGCTCTTAATTCTAAACTACTATTAGACACAGTAGTCGATATAAAATTATCATTAATTAGAATATTATCTGTTTGTAAAATAGTTCCTTGAACAGTGTCACTGATGTTTAGTATACCGTTAATCGTTGTTATACCATTTATAGTACTGGTTTGTAAATTTGTAGTTCCATTGACTGTAAAAGACTGATCAACTGATAAACTATCAGTGATATTAACAAATCCTGTTCCGTTGGCTCTTAATTCTAAACTACTATTAGATACAGTAGTTGATATAAAATTATCGTTAATTAGAATATTATCTGTTTGTAAAATAGTTCCTTGAACAGTATTACTTACATTTAATAAACCATTAATTGTT